TAACATTCAACGGAACTGAAACAGATCCATTAGGATCAGATGTTGGTATTTCTAGTTTCCCCAAAGGTGGTATTATTGTTTCTGTTGGTTCTACTGAAGGATTAGGATATCAACCTCTTGTTGCTGCAGGAGGAACTGCTGTTGTATCTGGACTTGGTACAATTCAATCAATTTCTATTGGTAACAGTGGATCTGGTTACAGGTCTGGTATTCAAACTGTAAATGTTGGTGTAGGTCTTTCTGCGACTGGAACACCAAGTATTGAGTTTATTGGAACTGCTGTTGTTAGTAACGGTAACGTTGTAAGTGTGGCTATTACTAATCCAGGAACTGGATATACAACATCTAATATACCTTACGTTGTATTTGATCAACCACTTTCTTACTCTAACCTTACACTTGAATATTCATCTTCCTCAGTTTCTGGTGTGGGCACTGAGGCAAAGATTGATATTGTTGTTGGTCAGGGTTCAAGTGTAATTGATTTTGAAATCACAAATACTGGTTATGGATTTGGTAATGGTGAAATCTTGACCGTTGCAATAGGTGGAACCACTGGCATTCCTACTACATCTTCTTTCAGTGGAAACGAGTTCCAGATTACAATTGATGAAATTGCAACAGATGAATTTACAGGATGGTCTTTAGGAACACTTCAGGTGATGGATGATGTAAGTGGATTCATAGATGGATCTAGAAGAAACTTCAACCTCCTTCAAAATGGGTCTGCAGTATCAATTGTTGCTGCCAAGGGATCTAAAATTAATGTTCAAGATGTTCTCCTAATATTTGTAAATAATATTTTACAAGTTCCAGGAGAGGGTTACACTTTTGATGGTGGCAATTTTGTTACTTTTACTGAAGCACCTAAGGTAGGTGATAGAGTACAGATACTTTTCTATAAAGGAAGTGGTGATACTGATGTTGTATTTAAAGAAGTTATTGAAACTGTCAAAAAAGGTGACACTCTTCAGATCAAACACAATTCTTCAACTCAAGATTCATTCTTAACAGAGGATGAAAGATCTGTAACTTTAATTAATTCTACGAGTAGTGTTCAAACTAATCCTTATTATGGACCAGGTAATACCTCAAACGTTGATCTTGAGAGACCCGTAACATGGTGCAGACAAACTGAAGATAAAATTATTGATGAAATTCCTGTTGGAAAAGATAGAGAATTATATGAACCAGTAATTAATTCAAGTGCGTATATTATTAAATCTGTAGGAGTTGGTTCTACTGCAATTTATGTTGATAATTTAAGACCTATCTTTAACTCTCAAAATGAGAGTTCAAATTTAGATTTCCAAAATAAAATCAAATTTGTATCAGAAAATACTAATAAGGTTGCTGCTGCGGCGACTGCTATAGTATCTGGACTTGGAACAATATCTTCTATTTCAATTACTGAAAGTGGATCTGGATATGATTCTGCACCAGTGGTCACTATTGGTAATATATCTCAATCAGTTGGTTTAGGCACAACTGCGACTGCAACTGCGACTATAACATCTGGTGAAGTTACTTCTGTTACTTTAACAAATGCTGGGACCGGATATACCACTAGTAATCCTCCGAGTGTATTAATTGAACCTCACACATATTCTCAAGAGTTATGTGATGTTTCTTCTTATGCTGGTGATTCTGGAGTTATCGTAGGATTTGGAACCACAACGATTAGTGGAGTTGATGAGGTAATTGTAGATTTGCATGTTCCATATGAGTCTTTCCTTAGAAATGCCGACTTAGTTGGAACTGCAGTTACTTTAAGTTCTTTATCTGTCAACGATTACTTTACCATTTTTAATTCAAATGCTAGTGTCGCGGGAAATTCATCAGTAAACACATTTGATACTACAGCAACAAATGTAATAGGATTAGCAACTCACTTTATTGATACAATACATCAAGCAAAACGAGTTGAAGTTGTTTCTAGAAACGTTGGTGGAATTTCAACAAGTGTCTTAAGAGTCAATTCTGTTATATCTGGTATTGGAACTATTAACTTTAGTGTTGATACAATTACTATGGATGATATTACAGTAACGATGGATGAATCTGGAAGTTCTATTTCTTATTCTGGTGGTATAACAACTTCAAATTACTTTGGAGAGTTTTCTTGGGGTAGGATTAATCTTAACGGGAGAACTAAGAATAATTCTTATTCTGCAAACACTTTGAACGGAATTACTGGAATTTCCACTTCTGATAGTTTGATAAGAGATAATTCTCTTAAATTTAAGAACTACTTGATATAAATATTTTTAAACCCAAATAACATGGCAAGACAGGGAATAGGAACGGGTTCATCTGCAAATGATGGTTCAGGTGATAATTTAAGAGCCGCTGGTGGTAAAATTAATGATAATTTTACCGAACTGTATGAATATTTTGGAGATGGAAGCACCCTATCGAATGGTAGATGGGATGTAGTAAGTTCTGGTATTAATACTCTTTCTAGTGTTGGTATCGGAACCACTAATCCTAGATTTACTCTTGAAGTAGGTGCTGTAGGTGCCTCAGGGACATCTTTATATGTTAATGGTGATGCCAGAGTTACTGGCATATTAACAGTTGGATCTAGTTCTGTTACTTTAAATGGATCTACAAATGAAATTATTGTTGGTACTGGTATTACCATAAATGGAAATACTGGAATAATTTCTGCTACTGAAGTAG